AAGGCTAAAAGAAGATTTATTAACTCACTTATCCAAGGGGCAGCTAAACAATCTTCTTATATGTTTGAATTATTAAATAGAGAGTTAAATGCTATTAACCCAAGGTTATTAAATTTGTATGGTGTGTTTATGTCATTTGCGGATTCACTTTATTGGTTAATGCCTGACTCAATGGTTCAAGGTATGGCGGGTGATGGAGAATCTACTTTTGGTATGTCTGAATTGGATGCTAAAACTGACCCACCGACAGTAAAGGCTCGTGGTGTTAACTTACCAATCCTTATTCATGAACTTGCTAAAGGTGTTATGGAAATTGCTGGAACATATGGATTACCAAAAGATAAGACAAGACAAGAGGCTGTAATTAACTCACAAGATACTGTTGTAGGCGAAATTTGGGATATGAGATTAGGTCCAGTTATTTGGCAAAAGTTTCGTGAGTCTTATCCTGATGAGTTATTTGATGACGATAAGAGAAACTTACAACAATATTTCCTTGTTAAGTTTGCTGAACTTACGCCAAACGAATTCTTTGCAATGGCTCGTGAAATTTTATCAGGGTCACCAAAAGGAAAGAAAATGGTAAAAGACATGGTTGATGAAATTGTTGAAGAACTAAAAGGATATGAGTATGAAGACAGTATGAAGAAATACGAAGATGATAGTGACGACGATGATGATGAGGATTTTGACGATTTCTTAAAAGGATTAGGTATCAACTAAAAACTTTAAAACCCTTCAGAGATGAAGGGTTTTCTATTTTATTATAAATTTTATATTTATAGTATATGAGTTTATCTAAAGAAGCCGTTTTAATGGAGTATGCTAAGTGTATGAGGTCAACACCATACGCTCTTAAAACTTATTTACAGACATACGACAACACTGTTTCAAAGTATGTTCCGTTAGAGTTATTCCCTGACCAAATTAGTTTGGTTGAGGATTACGAGAATTATAATGAAAATATTGCACTGAAGTATAGACAAGCCGGAGTATCTACGGTAACTGCCGCTTGGTCATCAAAAAAACTTGTTTTTGCTAAAAAGAATAGTCCTGAAAAAGTTTTGATTATTGCAAATAAGTTGGATACTGCGGTTGAGGTTGCAAATAAAATTAGAGCGTTTACCGACCAATGGCCTAGCTGGGTTGGTGTTGGGTTTTCCGCTGAAAAAAATTCACAAAGACATTTTAAATTAACAAATGGGTGTGAAGTTAAGGCGGTTGCAACATCTAAGGATGCTCTTCGTGGTTACACACCCACAATATTAATATTTGACGAGGCCGCATATATTGAGGCTGATAGTGATTTTTGGGCGGCTTGTATGGCATCCTTATCAACAGGTGGTAAGGTAATAGTTGTATCTACACCAAACGGATATGATGCAATCTATTATGAAATTTATGACCAAGCGTTAAAGGGAATGAATGAATTTAAAATTTCCCCGATGGTTTGGTATAAAGACCCAAGATACGCTAAAGATTTATCATTAATCAATGTTAAAGATGTTATTCATTATTATTTAAATCGCAATGAATATCCAAATGTTGAAATTATTGAATATAACAATAAGGAAAAAAACTTTGATGAAATAAAAGAATTAATTTCTCAGGGATATAAACCAAGTTCTTCTTGGTATGAGTCAATGGTAAAGAAACTTAAATACGATAAACGTAAGGTTAATCAGGAGTTGGAATGTGCGTTTCTTGGTTCAGGTGATAACGTATTTAATTCTGATATGTTGGAAGATTTAAGGGTAAATATGGTTAAAGAACCACCTACAAAGATGATGGGTGGTGGACTATGGATTTGGAAAGAACCTGAAATAGGTAAAAAATATATCATGGGTGTTGACGTATCTCGTGGTGATAGTGAGGACTTCTCAACATTCCAAATTGTCGATTTTGATACAAGAGAACAGGTTGCTGAGTATGTCGGTAAACTTCCTCCTGATACTTTGGCTGAAATATGTTATAAATGGGGTAATATGTATAATGCATTTATTGTTGTGGATATTACTGGTGGTATGGGTGTTACAACATCTTTACGATTGAGAGAGTTGGGTTATAGGAATGTGTATGTTGATGGTGTTGATATCTCAAATAAGTGGCAATACGACCCAAAGGCAACAGAAAAAATACCAGGTATTAATTTTAACGCTAAAAGAGTTCAAATTATTGCAACATTTGAAGAATATTTAAGACATGGATTTAGAATAAACTCAACTCGTTTATTAAATGAAATGAACACATTTATTTATGTGAATGGACGACCTGACCACCAAAAGGGGCAACATGATGACTTGATTATGTCTGTTGCTATGGCTCTTTATGTTGGAGAAACATCATTTACATCACTTAATAAGGTGACAAATCAAACAAAGGCGATGATTGATTCGTGGACTGTTAACACAAATGAATTTAACAGAAGACAATTCATGGACCCTGTAGTTTCATATCAACAAGAAAACTTTAAACGAGAAGCAACAAAAAGTGACTACGAAAACTATTTATGGTTATTCGGGGGACGAAGATAAAATTATGGGAACATCAAATAGAAAAAAAACAAATAAAATATTTACAGGTTCTAAACTTATTGTTGGTGGACAAGGTAATAATGGAGTGTTAAGAAGTAAAAATAGTGGTTTAAATAACATTTTAAAAACTCCTAAATCAGATTCTGATTCTTCAGCACCACCTGAAACAACATAATTTTTTCAAATTATATTCAACAATCTAATTAAAATATTATACTTAAAATATGAGTGAAAATAAACTAACGGTATGGCAAAGGTTATCCCAAACATTTGGACCCAATTCTCTTTTGGGCCAGGATTACCCTACGTACAAATATGATAAGAGTGAGTTGTTAAAAACAACTTCCAAGTCTGAATTCGACAGAGAAAAACTTCAAGCCCAACAAACTTATTATTTAGCAAACCAATGGGGTAGAGTTGAGAATAATCTATACACACAGGCAGTTTTTTATGAACCAACTCGTTTATCGTCTTTTTATGACTACGAGTCAATGGAATTTACCCCTGAAATTGGAGCGGCTTTAGACATTTACGCCGAAGAGTCAACAACAATTAATCAGGATGGTTATATGTTACAAATTTATTCTGAGTCATCAAGAATTAAATCAATTTTAGGAGATTTGTTTAATAACGCTTTAGATATTAATACCAACTTACCTATGTGGATAAGAAACACATGTAAGTATGGTGATAATTTTGTATATCTTAAATTAGACCCTGAAAAAGGTATTATAGGATGTATGCAATTACCAATCATTGAGATTGAACGATTGGAAGCTGGTATGGGAGCACACTCAACAGATTCAACCACCAATCCTGAAAAGAAACATTTGAAATTCAAATGGAAACAAAAGGATTTAGAGTTTAATACTTGGGAAATTGCTCACTTTAGATTACTTGGTGATGATAGAAGACTTCCTTATGGTACTTCTATGTTAGAAAAAGCTCGTCGTATTTGGAAACAATTATTGTTATCTGAAGATGCAATGTTGATTTACAGAACATCAAGAGCACCTGAAAGACGTGTATTTAAAGTATTTGTTGGAAACATGGATGATGCTGATGTTGAACCATATATCCAAAGATTTGCCAATAAGTTTAAGAGAAGTCAAACGGTTGACCATAAGACAGGTAATGTGGATATGAGATTTAATCAAATGGCGGTTGACCAAGATTATTTTGTTCCAGTTAGAGATACTGCACAGGCAAGTCCTATTGAGACATTACCAGGAGCCGCAAACCTATCAGAGATTGCCGACATTGAGTATATCCAAAAGAAATTGTTAACTGCTCTTCGCGTTCCTAAAGCATTTTTAGGTTTTGAAGAAACTGTTGGTGATGGTAAGAACTTATCATTACAAGATATTCGTTTTGCTCGTACTATCAATCGTATTCAAAAGAATATGATTTCTGAATTAAATAAAATTGCAATCATACACCTATTCATTTTAGGTTTTGAAGATGAAATATCAAACTTTACATTAAGTTTAACAAATCCATCAACTCAAGCTGATTTGATGAAAATTGATGTATGGAAAGAAAAAATTCTATTGTATAAAGATATGGTTGCTGACCCTGGTAGTGGTGTTGCCGCAGTGTCTATGTCATGGGCAAAGAAACATATTCTTGGGTTTTCTGATGATGAGATTAAACTTGATTTACAACAACAACGTATTGAAAGAGCTGTGGGTGAAGAACTTAAGAAAACTGCTGAGGTCATTACACATACAGGTATATTTGATAACTTAGATAAGTTATATGGTAAGAAAGAAGGTGAACCAGCTGGAGCACCTACTGAAGGAGGGTCTACAGATACAGGAGGTGGATTAGGAGCACCACCTGATTTAGGAGGAATGGGAGATATGGGAGGAGAATCACCGGCACCACCTGAATCACCATCACCACCCGCAGAAGGGGGTGCATTACCTGAAAACAATGAAAGAAATAAAGAAAATTTAAATATTATTTTAGAAAATACGGGAATGTTAAATGAAGATGATATTATAAATCTAAGTCGAGTACAAGAATCCTTAGGAGAAATGGGTAATCAATTGGATAAACTACTTAAAGGTTGATATTTATATAAAAAAATATAGATATGAGATTCGGATTAATAAAAACATTAGTAGAAAATAAATTAATTGATTCCTTTGTTAAAGGAACTCTTAAAACTGATATGAGACTTTTTGAAAGAAAATTACTTAAAAATAGTGATTTTTGTAAATTAATGTCGATATATGATAATTTAAAAGAAAATAAAGAATTAGATAAAGAAACCGCAACTTATTTGGTTGATGATTTATCTAATGAATTTAGACAAATTAAATTATCTGA